GTGGAGCCCTGTATGAATCCATTGATGGTGAAGTAAAGGCAATGCCTAACAGCATAGGGATCTACTTTGATATGGAGGAGTATGGAGTATACCAGGATCAAGGGGTGAATGGTGTCCAACGTGGATGGGGATCACCGTATAAATATACTACTAAGATGCCACCAATGAAAAAGTTGGATGGATGGCTAGTAAGGAAAGGGATAGCTCCTAGGGATAAGAAAGGAAAGCTACTGCCTAGAAAGAGCCTGCAGTTCCTGATCGCTAGAAGTATATTCAGGAAAGGGATTAAACCTAGCCTATTCTTTACTAAGGCATTTGAGGGGGGTTACAAAAAGCTACCGGATGAGTTAATTAAGAAGTATGGGCTAGATATGGAGGAGCTCACGCTAGAGGCATTAGATCAGGTTATAAAAAGTAAAAAGAAATGATAAGGATATTCACTAGATCACCACATATAGTATCAGTTAATGATGTATCTCAAACAGGCAGTAAGATAGAATTATATATCTATGATGGAGCATCTACTCCACCTACTCAACCTACGTACACACTAAGCAAGCTAATACCTGCTACCGGGGTTACTGAGAATCTATATAACATCAGCCCGTATCTGAAGGAATACCTGAAGCATAAGGTCAATGGGATGAATTATAATACTGTGAATGATTTTACTGAGTATGATGAATATACCTATGTAGAGTATAGAACATATAATCTAATAGGAGGTAGCTATATTCTGGATCAGACAGTTACTGCTAGATGCTATGATGGATACGGATACTTTGAGGAGCTCACGAATGTAGATAGAGGGGATATCCTGCTAGGGAATGGTACTAAGCACTACTACTGGTATGATTCTACTAATACTCCTGCTAGTAATGGGGCACATAGAGCTGGGATAGTTACTGCATTCCTGGATAGAGATTGGTCCGTATATCGGCAGAATCTACTCACAGGTGCTAGCCAGATTAACACGTATGCATTGGCAGGGGTATATGATTTATTTAGAGTATTCCCATTATACTATGGTGCCGGGAATCTCATGCAGATATATGATGATTTGAACGTGCTACAATGGGAGGCTACATTCATCCCTAAAGAGGAGTGCAGATATGAGCCTATGACTATTGACTTCTTAAATAGATTCGGTGGATGGCAGAGGGAGTTTTTCTTTAAGGCATCACAGGAGCTGTTAGATGTAACTAACACTACCTATAACCTAATGATGAGTGATGTGTATCCAATGACATTGAGCGAAGGCCAGAGGGGAGTATTCAATGCTAACGGGATACGTAAGTATACCATGAATACTGGATGGGTAGATGAAAGCTATGGAGAAGTAATGCAGGAGCTCCTACTAAGTGAGAGAGTTATATGGGTATATGGCACTAAGAGAATACCTGTTAAGGTGAATACTAAGAGTATCAATAAGCAGAAAAATATCAATAATAAAACTATCAATTACCAGATAGAGATAGAGCTCGCATTTGACGTAATTCAAACAGCTATATAATGGATAGGCAGGTAAGAGTATTCATAGAGGGTAGAGCATTAGATCTATTCAATGATGAGCAGATACAGGTAACTAGTAGTATTCAGAATGTAACTGATATTAGTAAAACCCATACGGATATGAGCCAGTCATTCACTGTGCCTGGTACGTCCAATAATAACCAGATATTTGAACACTTCTATGAAAATGCTGTAGATGGTACATTAGATTATGGCCTGAGAAGAGATGGATATATTGAGATAGATCTAACCACATTCAGAAAGGGAAGGATATCCCTAGAGAAGGCTACCGTAGTTAATGGCAGGGTGCAGGATTATACCATTACATTCTATGGGGAGCTACTTAGCTTAAAGGATAAATTCGGGGATGATAAATTAAAGGATCTGGATTATTCAGCATATGAGCATGACTGGACCATGGATGAGATAGTGGATAGAATAGATGGTACCTATCCTGATCCAGATGTGGCATGGCCATTGATTACATCTAACAGGTTATGGGAATACAGTGGAGCACAGGCTAGTTATACATCTCCTAACTATGTAACAGGTACTACTACTAATAATGATATCCATACAGTTAGTGGTGCTATCAATCCTAAGGGTGAATTATTCCCTGCTATCAGATTGAATACCATCATGAGATTGATTGAGCAAAGCTATGCCATTACATTTAATAGTAACTTCTTTTCAGATGAGAGATTCACTGCAGCCTATCTATGGTTTAAGAATAAGAATGTACCTAAGTTCAGCTCAGCTCCACAGGGGATAGATATCACAGGGGTGAATACTTCATCCTTTACTATGTATGATTTAAGCCCATATGTATCATTCATAGATAACAGTATTAAGTTCGTATACCTTGCAGGTGCAGGTGCATCCTACCATCAGATAGATTTTATTCCTACATCCGTATCAGTACCTGGTACAGTATGGTATATTGATGTGTACAGGAATAACGTATTTTTCAATACCATTGATGCATTAGATCTATCAGTATCCGGTAACATCCTAAGCACTAACGTATATGGCCTAGATGAGACGTATACATTTAAGGTAAGAACAGAGAATGCATCTATTGTGGATATGTATGTTATGCATTCATTCCTGTACTATGGTGCTACCATGATAGATTTCTTTGAATATACTACCAGTACATTAACATTCGTATCAGGTACTAACTTAGCCAGTGCAGCTCCTGATATGAAAATAGCGGATTTCTTTTCTGGAGTGCTGAAGGAATTTAACCTAATATGTGAGGCTACTGCATTGAATGAGTATACGGTGGAGCCATTACTAGATTGGTATGCTACAGGTAGAGTATTCGATATCACTGAGTATGCAGATGTGAGTAGTGTAGACGTAGCTAAGGTGCCATTATACAAGAGAATAGCATTCAAGTATCAAACATCTGAGAGTGCCATGAATAAATTTTACTTCCAGCAGTGGAGTAAGGAATATGGGAATACTGATTATCAGTATCCGTATGATGGTCCTGAGTTCGTGATACAGATACCATTCGAAAACATGATGTTTAATAAATTCACAGGTACTAGATTACAGGTAGGATATTGTGTGAATAGCTCACTGGCTCCATACATCCCTAAGCCATTGATATTATATAAGTATACAGATGTACATTATCTAACTAATCATATACACTATACTGATCCTGTTACAGGGAATAGAACATCACATACTTATACCATGTTTGGTCAGGATTTCAGATCTACAGGTGCGATAGATTACTCCTTAAATTTTGCACCCGAAACATCTACCTACCATCTCTATCCAATTCAGCAGAGCCTATTCGCCACATATTACTTTCAGTACCTATCCAATTTATACAACGTAAAGAATAGGCTCACCACATACAAAACAATTCTGCCTATCTCATTACTCACAGGATTACGGATGAATGATAGGGTGATCATTAGAGATAAGAGATATATCATTAATGATTTGAATAGTAACCTAACTTCGGGGGAGGTTACCATGAAACTGTTAAATGACTTCATGCCAGTTAGCCCGGATGATATTATACCACCATTACCAGAAGGATAAAAATATGTTACATCACATTATTCAGATGCTCAGCATCACCGAACACTTAGGAAAGAGTGAATTAATAGAAATAGCAAAAGGAAAGTATTCCATTAGAACAGATATAAAGGGGGTATACAAAGCTAAGCAACGTGAGTTATATATGAGAGATGGCAGAAAAAAGAACAATTGAATTAGAGGTTAAGGATAATTCCAAGAGCCTAAAAGCTCAGCTAAAGGAGGCACAGGCTGAGGTAGCTGCATTAGCTGATAAGTATGGTGCTACATCCGTACAGGCTACTGCTGCTGCTAAGAAAGCTGCAGAGCTAAAAGATAGGATAGCTGATAGTAAAGCATTAACTGATGCATTTAATCCGGATGCTAAGTTCAAATCATTCACAGCTACATTGAGTGGAGTAGCTGGAGGATTCTCTGCTGTTCAGGGTGCTATGGGATTAGTAGGAGCTGAGGGTGAGGAGGTGCAAAAAACACTTCTAAAGGTACAGAGTGCCATGGCTATCTCACAGGGGTTACAGTCATTAGGGGAGGCCAAAGATAGTTTTATAAATTTAACTGGAGTAATAGGTGATTTCGTTACTAAGTTATTTGCTAAAAATGCTGCAGAAACAGCATCAGTAGCAGCTACCACAGCATCTATAGCAGCTAAAGAAACTGAGGCAGTAGTAACTGCTGAGGCTGCAGTAGCACAGGAAGGATTAAATGCTGCCATGGCTATGAATCCAATAGGAGCAGTAGTATTAGCAGTAACTGCATTAACAGCAGGATTAGCATATTATTTTTCAAGTGCTGATAAAGCTACCAGTGCTACTGAAAAAATGGTTAAGCAAAAAAAGGAGGCAGAGAAAGCAGCTAAAGAGCAGAGCCATGCAGTAGCTAAAGAATCTACTGAGTTTATTGGATTGATATATCAGTTAAAAGCTACCAATGCTAACAGCAAAGAGAGAGCTGATTTAATCAAAAAGATCAATAGCACATACAATACTACCTTAAAAAATATATCTGATGAGGCAGCATTCCAAAAACAATTGAATGTAGAGGTAGCTAGTTATATAGCTTATCAAAAAGCTAAGTATGAGCTACAAAAAAATGAGGAAAAAATCACTATTAACCTGGAGAAACAGGATACCATTAAAAAGAAATTAAAAGATACTGAAAAAGAACTAGATAGATTAAACGATAAAAAGAAAAATTTACCTGCTGATTACTTAGGGATAGGCCAATTAAATCAGCAGATTGAGGATCAGACAAAAAAATTAAACACATTACAGGAGCAGTTAGATGCAGCCGGTAAAAGATTAGAAAACTATGGTAAGGTAGCACTAGATACCAATGGTGTTATAGCTGAGATAGAAGGCACCAATGGTAAATTTAATGGATCATTACAGAAAACAGCAGATACTGCTGAAGATACTGCTGAAGAGATAAAAGATTACGCTGTAGATCTAAATAAATATTTAGATGCTATAGAGGCAGATAGACAGGCTAGAATATCTGATGATAGGCAGAAAGAATTACAGAATGCTGCTAATAAATATGATGAACTTAGTGCATTAGCAGATAAAGCAGGTCAGGATAATACAAAAAATACTGAACAGTATCAAAGAGATATAATAAAAATCAATGAGAAGTATGATGCATTGAACATGACTAACATGAAGGCATCAGAAGATAAGATATGGAAGGCAGAAGTAGATAGAAGACAGCTAGAAATAGATGGAATCACTGATCAAGAAGATAAAAAACTAGCAATTAAAAAGCTAGCACTGGACCAAGAATTAGTTAATCTTCAAAATGCATTAGATAGTCAATTAATTACTGAAGAGCAGTATCAAAATTTAAGCAAAGTTGCATTCCAAAAATATAATAAGGAGGATGTGGCTGATAAGAAAGCTGCATATGATCAGAAGGCAGCCCTAGAAATGCAATATATAGATATAGCTAATCAGGCAGCCAATTTAATTAAGGAGATATTCGGTAAAAGTAAGGCAGCTCAGAAAACTGCTGTAATTATAGAGAGTGCTGCAGGGATTGCTAAGATGGTGATCGCTAATAAGCTAGCTAATATAGGTGCATTAGCTACTCCTCAAGCTATTGCTACATCAGGAGCATCTGCTGTACCTGTAATTGCAGCTAATAATATATCAACAGCATTAGGAATAGCTGCTAACGTAGCTGCTACAGCTAAGGCATTAAAAGAAATAGGTGGAGGAGGCTCTGCTCCTTCAGCCCCATCTGCAGGTGGTGGTGGTGGTGGTGGTGCTTCAGGTGGTGGAGTTATGGCTCCTAACTTTAACGTAGTAGGTAACAACGGGCTGAATCAGTTAGCTCAGTTACAACAGCAACCAATTAAGGCATATGTAGTAGGTGCAGAAGTAACTACACAGCAGGCACTAGATAGAAATAGAGTAACTAACGCAACATTATAATGAAAATAATTGAATTGATCCTGGATGAGAAGGATAAAGAGATGGGAGTATATGCTGTATCTGTAGTAGAGGATCCTGCCATAGAGGAAAACTTCATAAAATTAAGTAAGGAATCTATAGAGCTAGCTACAGTAGATAAGGAAAAAAAGCTACTAATGGGGCCTGCATTGATACCTAATAAGCAGATATATAGAAAGAATCCTAAGCATGGTGAATTCTATATCTACTTCAGTGAGGATACAGTAAGGAAAGCCAGTGAGATGTTTTTCATAAATAGTAACCATCAGAAAGCTACCTATGAGCATGATAAAGAAATTGATGGAATGACTGTGGTGGAATCATGGATCATTGATAATCCTGAAAAGGATAAGAGTGCAGCCTATGGATTCTCACTACCTAAAGGTACATGGATGATAAGCATGAAGGTTAATAATCCGGATGTATGGAAAAAAGTAAAGGATGGTGAGGTAAAGGGATTCAGCATAGAGGGATACTTCGCAGATAAGTATGAGATGGCCATGGAAACTTCCATGAGGAAAACTATGGATGAAGAGAAGGAATACCTGATAGAGCAGATTAAGAAGGTACTAAAGGGCCAGCAGTTAGAGGAGGAGAGTTATAATGATTATCCATCTGTAGTTAGAAGGAATGCACAGAGAGGCATAGCATTGAATGAAAGGAATGGGAATAAATGTGCTACTCAAGTAGGTAAGATTAGAGCACAGCAGTTAGCCAATGGGGAGAAGGTAAGCATGGAAACCATTAAGAGAATGTACAGCTACCTATCCAGAGCTGAGGTATATTATGATCAGGGAGATTCCAATGATTGTGGATATATCAGCTACCTACTATGGGGTGGTAAGGCTGCATTGAATTGGGCTAAATCTAAAATAGATCAGAATGGCGAAGGTTAAAGCATCCACAGGTATATCATTTGTGAGAAAGCCCAGGAAAAAAAGGCCAGGGATTCATTCTAAATGCAAGGCATCCAATATGAAAGGGGCTAGAAATTACATTAAACTATATAAAGGACAAGGGAAATGAGTAAAGAAAGAACAAGTAAGAGCTCACCTAAGGGTGGAAAAAGAGGGTGCCTATGTAAGGATGGGAAGTATTCTGCTAAATGCTGTGATGGATCACTGCAGGCTCAGGGTATTGGAGATATCACTACAGATAATCCGGGTAACATCACTAACATAGTACAGGTTAGGCAGATTAACTAAAAATGGAACAGAGTATTAATTAATGAGTTATACATAAAAAAACATGAAAGAATCAATTTTATCACGTATCTCTGCACTTCTCGGAATGGAGAAGGTGGAGCTGGCATCCATGAAGTTAATGGATGGAGTAACTGTACTAGAGGCTGATGCATTCGAGCCAGGTATGGAAGTATTTATTGTTACTGAGGATGAGCAGCGTATTGCTTTACCTGTTGGTGAGTATGAGCTAGAGGATGGCAGAATGTTAGTAGTAGCTACTGAGGGAGTTATTGCTGAGATTAAGGAGAAAGAAGAGGAGCAAGCTCCTGAGGTAGAGGTAGAAGTTGAGGCTCCTGAAGCTCCTGAAGCTGAGGCCCCAATGATGTCTGAAGAGGCTCCTGCAGCTCAACCTAAAAAGATAATCAAATCTCAAGTTGAGGAGATGTTATTCAGTAAAATCGAAGAGTTAAAGGCAGAGAATGAAGCATTGAAAGCACAATTATCTGAGCAGCCTGTAGTAGAAGAGGCACCAGTAATTGATGAGCCTGCTGCTAAGCCTATAGCTCATAATCCAGAGAAAGAGAATCCTACAGCTAACTTCCAGTGGGGAGCTAACCGAAGAGAATCTACTATGGATAGAATCTTAAATAAATTAAACAATTAATAAAACAAAAAACAAAAAATGGCTACTTCAATTACAACCACTTATGCTGGTGAGTTCGCAGGGAAATATGTATCTGCAGCTCTTTTATCTGCTCCTACCATTGAGAATGGTGGAGTAACTGTACTACCTAATGTACATTACAAACAAGTTATTCAAAAAGTTTCTACTGATGCAATTTTGAAAAACTCTAGCTGTGCATTCTCTGATCTATCTACAGTTACATTAACTGAGAAAGTAT